TTGGCGGCGATTAAATGCCCTTCTTTTACCAAAACGCCTCCCAGAGCAGGATGTACAGTATTTTTCTGTACTACGCTTTTCAACTTGTCGATAATCCTCACCAGTTCATATTTTTTTACTTTCATGATTCCTCTCTTTCCCGGAGTTCCAGACCGTCAAGAAACTTGACAACTCCGTTACTATACTTGATTTTGTACTGTTCCAAATTGCTTTCATCCATGTACTTATGTCCGAAGATCTTCTTCATATCCCGAAACACCTCCCACGGTACCCGATAGTAATTTTCAAACCCTATCGAAACCACAACGAAACACACAGCTCCCATTTTCCTATACCGTTCAAAGCACTTTTCCTGCTCCTCTGTTATGACATCTCTCTGGATCCTGTCCTTGTCCGTATGCTTTGCGTCAAATAGAATCATCGTCGAATCAGCCAGTGCACCTTTAAAGTCCGGCTGTGCCCGTTTGGAAAAGCAGCATATAAACTGTCCTAACTTTCTGTTATGTACTCCGAGCACTTTCATGGGCTCCGGTGTCTTTTCAATCACGGAGATTCCTTTTTCCTCATAAAATGCCGAAGCAGCTATTATCATCTGTTCAAAATAATCTCCGACTGCTCTGGATCGGCGACCAGCCATTACCCTGTTGTAATTAGATGTACCCATTTTCATCCGCCACCTTTATCAGTTTACTGATCGTCACAGCTCCAACTCCCGGAATCTTCGCAGATTTGATGTAATCAATAAACTCTTTGACTCCGGTTCCTTTCCTGGCAGATGCTTTTCCGCGGTTAAATCCTTCGCTGTCTGCTTTTGCCACACGGTCCTCCACATAATGCACCAGCTGCTCATCCGTCATCTTTCTCATTTTCACAGCCTTTTCATGGATAAGGACCTCATCCTCTGTTCTTCTGCAATTTCTCTTACTTTTTCCCATATCTCTACTCCTTGATTTTATTTTTTTCTAATCCGTCAATATCTGGAACGCTTACCTCATGTTCTTCGCACCATGATACGAAACATGATTTGCACATGTGGGCAACGCAGCTTGTCTTCCCGCCTCTTCTTGCCCTTGCCGTAATGGATACCATGTCATTTTTCGGAAATTCTTTTCGGCACTCCACGCATTTTCCCATCAGCCTTTTCAGAACCTTGTCGCTCTTCCGTCTTACCTGAAGATCTTGCGGAATATCCCTTCTCATGTTCTTCTCTTTCACAATGTCAACCAGGCTATCCTTCATAAACACCGGGATCCCCAATGTGCCAGCCTCAAGAACGATTGATTTTATCCAGTCGAACTCAGGAACAACCATTCCTTTTCTTTTCCATGTCTCCGCACCGATGATTATCCAGTCAGCTTTTCCGGCCAGTGCCGGCTTGATCCACTTCCCGGAATCTTCAAGTAATGGCTCTATGCAGATGAACTTCTTTTTTCCTTCCGGGAGAAAGCCGGCTCTATACACATCATCCGCTTTCGTAATGGTTGTTCCGTAGTACATATTCGTTTCTTCCGGAAGATCTAAATCCATGTACCTCTCAGGATTTACCGTAAGAAATAAATAGTTATTCTTCGGATGCTGTCTGCAGATATTGAATACGTCATATATCCAGCTGTCAGGTACCCACTCCCCGAACATATCGGCCATGGCACCAACAAGAATATTCTGTCCCATTTTCAGCTTGTCCAGCACTCCGTATCTGTATCTATGCAGCGTAGGCTCAAATCCAAACGGATAAAGAACCTGCTGCCCCGTTTCATCGAGGAACGGTTCATCCAGAACATACACTCCATTTTCCATCCGGTACTTATCACGCTGTTTTATATTCATTTTCACATTACCGGAAAACCGCCTGCTCATCTGTCTTGCATAGCAGTATTCACATTTGTACCGGCATCCGGTAATGATATTCAGCGTATGATCACAATACTCTATCTTTGAACGGTTCATATGTAGTTGCCTCCTCCTGTGCCGGCAATTTATCAAGGAGATTGCAAGCCTCCTCGACTGCCTCTTTCCTGAAATCAGAATAACCGTAATCATCTTTTACTCTGATTAAGATTTCAACAATCTCTCCAATCTTCATTTATCATTCCTCCCAATACTCAACGGTATATTCTGTCTGTCCGTTTTTCTTTTCCTCCTGCCCAGGAACTGTCTGCCGACCGATCCTTACAGAGTAACCTGCTTTCACAAGCAGCGTGGCGATCTGCAGTCTATCTTCCTCATTCCACTGAGCAGAACCCTTACGGATGCTCCTGATTATCTGTTTCGCCATTATCCGCACCTCCGCATTTCTTTCTCTTTATTCTCGTTTATGGTATCCTGCATTTTCTTCTCAAAGGCTTTTACAAACGCTTCTACCTCCGGTGGCATTCCGCAGTTGTGAGAGCCTCTGCATTGTGAAATACGGTTTGTCCGGTTCAGTAGACTTTCTGACGAAAAATATGTTTGTCTCTCCTCTGGCCACCCGTAGGTATTGTCATCTTTCTGCTCCAAAGCGAAATGTTTTATATCTGCTCCCATTGCATTTCCTCCTTCTTTTCAAAATCAAAAAACATATAATAATGCTCTTTTTCTATAGTCTGTTTCGTATCTGCAGATCCTCCTAAACTTCCGAGAGAATGGAACAGCCGCCTCCACGCCCATACATTTGATTGAAACATCGGTGTGATCCACAGCTCCTGCCCTTCCATTTCCTGTGGGAATAAAACGTGTCCAACAAGCGGATTCGTTATGGTATTGCCTATGCAGATATAACCGGCACACCCAAGAAGCGAAAGCTGTATGTAACACATCATTCCAACGATTCTGTCTATATCCTGACCGACAAATAAAACATGGTTCTGGAAATTATGCTTTGCATTCCTCATACTGTTAACAGCTGCTATCAGAGTTGCTCCGGCTCCGCAGGCAGGATCGCAGATGGATATATATCCTTTTTCCTCAATCTGCCTGTCCACATCTCCCACCGTTATCTCCGACATCATTTTGCATACACAGTATGGTGTGAAAAACTGCCCTTTCCAATGGTTCCCAAGCTCCAGTTCCATGTATAACTCTCCCAGGAAGTCCTGCTCTGGATTCCTCTCAAGTGCTTCTACCACAATCGCAAAACACTTTGCAGGTTTGTCCACTCCTCCGAGACGTTCGATACAATGTGCATATTCCTTTTCCCGGTTGCTGAACCTCGGTTCAGATCTGTCTACTGCATTTGCAATACTGCAAGCCATTGTGCTTATCAGATCTGACCACACTTGCCATCCGCTCCTGCTGTAGCACATCTCATTAAATATTTTTATGAACTCTTTTTTCGTTCCCTGTATTTCGCCGGTCATTGTCATCTCAATCCTTTCTCTCTCATCAGCCTGTCAATGAACTCCGGTGAGGATGGACGGAATGGTTCTTCGGTTTTCTGCTCGATCTTCGGCTTTTCCGGAACTTTTTCTTCAATCATGCCTATGTATTCCCGCTTCTTTTCCAGCACCGCCGCAGGTACCATGGATTCATTTACCGCACGTTCCACAATCGCATCATATATCTTGAAGAAATGTGCTCTGTTTGCCACAGGGTTATCTCCGTAGCACAATTCACGGAACCCTATTCTCTCAACAGCCTGCTTCGTTGGACCGGAAAGGCTCTCCATAGCCTCATCAGATCTGTAATACCCATATTTCTGAATCGCCTTCTGGACATCTTCCCAGGCCTCCCCGGCGTCTTTTAGCTGTGGTGCTGTGTACTCAGCACATTTTGCTCTTATCTCGGAAATCTGCGGCGGGTAAGTGTGTGTTGCTATCAATTCCTGAAGTGCTGTCTCACACAGACTGTAATCAAGATCTCCGAGCATCGTGTACCACAGCTTTATGCTGTATTTGTCCGGCATGATGTTAAAAGACGGATATGCACTTTTGATAATCGCTCTGATGATATCGAATTGTTCTGCTGTCAATCATTCCACCCCGCAGTCGATTCCATATACTGTTCTGTTCCAATGTTCCGGTTTCCACCGGGGTGAGGTCTGTATGCAGGTGCCTTATCCTGTGCCCTGCTCAGCCACCCGGTAATAAATCTTTTGATTCCTCTTGCAGTCTTTCTGTTTCTTGGATTGCTATCAAGCCATCCACACATTTTTCTAAATTCCTGTTCCACATCAATCGCCGGATATAACTGTCGGAGAGAATTCAAATAGTCAAAAGTGACATCGAAAGAACCGGATCCGGTAACAAGTGGTAAGGATATGAACACCTTCTGCTCGGAGGTTTCTACCTCCGGGCATAATGTATTTATATCTTTCTCTTTATCTATCTCTATCTCTTTCTCTATCTCTTTCTCTACGCTCCCGTTTTGTTCCAATGTGTTGCATGGTGTTGCATTGGTGTTGCATTGCAACGCTTTTCTCTCTCTACACTGTCTTGACCGCTGTGTACTCGCCGCCTCGGAACCCACCATTTTATCGCATTCCGTTAGGCGGTACTCCGTTTCATCAACCAACTCTATTAACCCCTGTGCAAGCAGGAATCTGACGGTTACATTAACGTTTTCTGCTTCTTCATCCAGTTCCAGGGCGAGTTCTTCGTAGAAGTCATCTTCCACTCCCTCAAAGTAAAGCCGGCCGTCCTGTTTCATGGCGATAAGCAGCATTTTCAGATAAATGATTGTATAAGTATCTCCACCGGCGATCTTGCGGAGTTTTTTTATTGGCTTCTGCCGGAAGAAATCATCCGGCAGCTTTAACCAATAGTATCGTTTTCCCATATAGGTGCCTCCTAGTAAATTACTTTAGAGCCCTCTTCCGTTTTGATAACGGTCACACTCTGATTGAATCGTGCTTTCATGGCATCATCATGTGTGATTGCCATTACTTTT